CAATGGGTACGGCGTACTTTGCCCCCCAAGTTGGCAGTGCAATTTCCTCTACTGTGTCGTCTACTTTTATTGAGGCTGGATTCAACGAAACATTCTCTCAAGTTGCAAGTTCTTCAATCAGCAAGGGCTTGGTCAACGGAACCATTGCAGAAATTAAAGGCGGCGATTTTGAAGACGGCTTTGCTGGTGGATTTACTGGCGGCATGGTCTCAGGCGGTGTCAGCGAAGTTGCAAGCTACGTCAAGCCTGACGTCATTGAGTTGGCTATGGAAAGCGGATTGGACTTGCAGGACGCAACCGCAGTCTTCAACGCAGGCACAAGAGCATTCTCATCTGGCATCACTGCTGAAGTGACTGGTCGAGGCGACTTTGAAACTGCATTTGCAAACAGCGCGGTTGGCTCAGGTGTTGACTATGGCGTTCGCGAAGTCAACGAATCAATTGATAAGCAGTTCCGCACCGCCGCAACTGATTGGAACGAGAAAGACAAAGAAGGCGAACCAGTCAGCGTAGCAACAACTGGCGCTGGTATCCCTGATGAAGTTGTTGGTCAAGTCACCGTGTCTGGTTACGGCGTAGAAAACGACGCAAACACTTTTGATGTTGCAAGCGTGTTGGCTGACGCTGATGAAACAGAAAGTGTAAACAACGCAACATCTTCATACACTGGCGAGACCCCGACGTCTGAGATTGCAATTCTTCCTGACTCTGAATCTCTTCCTGAGATTGAAGTTCGACGCGGTGAAATTTTTGCGGATGCACCTCAAGCTGAAGGCGAAACTGATTTTGCTGAATTGCTTGGCGAAGAGACTCCAGCATCTAGCAACACCTTGTTGGCTGAAGCACCTGTCGGAACCGAAGACGTCCCTGAAAGCGTGATTGACATTGCTGAGGGTCTTCCATCCGAGGCTCCTGCTGTTGCATCAACAGAACCTGTGGGCGGCTTGAATGCTCTGGCTGACGCTTCCGTACCAGCAATTGACTTGGACACATCCAAGCCTGCTGTTGTGTCTGAGGCTCCTGTTGCTCAAGACCTGTTGACTGCTGGCTTGGCTTCTGACCAACCCGCTGGTGGTTTGAATGCCGTTGCGCAAGCAGAACAAGCAACGCCTGAAGCAAAAATGGCAACCTCTATGGGCATCAAACCCACAGACTTCACCAAGCCTATGGTCGCTACTGTTGGCAACTTGCTCAAGCAAACCTTGACGCAGAAAAAGCAACCAGTGCGTCGCGCTCCTGCGCCAAGACCTGCTGGTGGTTTGCAAATGGCAACTGCCAAGCCTGTTGCACGCAAAGCGCCTCCACCACAACGCATGGACGTGGCAAAGCTGATTCCAATTCAGAAGGCCGCGCCAACACAACAGGTCAAAAAAGTTGCTCGTGCCGCGCCTGCAAAGACTTTGGCAAGCGGAGCAAACTTAACTCCTATAACCGACATTGCAAGTCTGACTTCGCTTGTAAAGAATGGTGGATAAAAAATGGCTATTCTAAAAAAACGCACATCAAGCAGACAACTTCCTGACGCAAGAGGAGTTGACCGCGCACCGCTGGGTAGCGTCATTCGCGGTGTAGACAATACCCCCTTCATCTCTGACAGGGGCGCGTCTTCTTTGACTTCTGCTGGTGGCTCTGGTGGCTCCAATACCAACATCAAATCTGGCGTTGGTAACCGCCCGTTCACCTCGACGTTTGTCAACCCTGCAACCAAGCCTACGCTGACAACAAGCACGTCTTCGACGCCAAAGACTACTTTGACTCCAAAGACATCTTTGACCACGAAGACATCATCTACACCTAAGACGACGCTTGTCCCCAAGACAACGCTGACGTCTAAAACCACGCCGACGACAAAACCGACGATTACAAACAAGACCACGACTACACCGACCACCAAAACCACAACTGGTACAGGCGCGGTAAAACCTACGGTCAAGCCAAATGTCAGCAATCCAAACTCGACCACCAGTAAGGTGGTGAACGCACTCACGGGCGCGGCGATTGGTGCTGGCACAAAACTGTTGATTGACAAAATTACTGGCAAGCCAAACGTCTCAAAAACACCAGCGCAAATTGCCGCTGAAAAGAAAGCGTTAGCCAGCGCCACGTCAAAAGACAAAGCCGCCGCCGCTACTGCAACTGCCGCCGCAAAGGCAAAGGCGGATGCCGCCGCAAAAGCAAAAGCTGAAGCGGTAAAACCAAAGGCTCCCCCAACAAGCGTGGTGAAGCCGCCTGTCACTGACCCCAGAGACCCCAACTATATTGGCCCTCCAGCGCCTCCAGTTGAAGATGAGTTAATAACTGACAAAGATGGCAATCTTTACAAAGTCATGCCTGATGGTTCTGAGGTTCTAGTTCAAAAAGCTGAAAAGCCAGTTGATGATGAATTTATAACGGATGACAAAGGCAATATTTATCAGGTCATGCCAGACGGTACTGAGGTTTTGTATCGCGCCGCAGAAGTTTCTGAAGACGAGTACATGACCGACTCTTTGGGCAATGTCTACAAGACAATGCCTGATGGGACGTATGAGTTGTATCGTGCCGCAGAGGTCGATGAAGATATTGACGCCTTCCCCCCAAACACAGTGGGTACAGACGACAGTTCAACTGGTTTTGAGCCTGAATATTTTGAAGACTCATTGGGTAATGTTTACATCTCAACTGCTGACGGTGGGTATGACCTTTACCGTGCCGCAGAAGTAGACGAGGACATCTACGAAGACACCCCCGTTGCTGACAACACTTGGGTTGATGATGCAACTGGTGCAGTTTGGACTATGGGTGAAGACGGGACGTGGGACACTGATTTCAATTACGACAGCTATTGGGCGTCGCTTGATGACAGCGTTCTCAGTGATGACTCCACAGACTACAGCGTCTACAACGACTCATCGGACTATACCGATTACCCAGAAGATATTTATTGGGACAGCGACTACGATGTAAACAATGACGACTCGTCGTATTACATACCATACGAAGATGAAGAATACGGCAAACGTGGAGGCTTGATTACTATGATGAAAAAAGGCGGAGTCGCTAAATTTGAAGACGGCGGATACGTCGATAACGGCGATGGCACATACACCATTGGCAACTTCACCTATGACATGATGACGGACGAGTACCTGTACTCCACCGACCCAGACACTGGAGACATCAGCAACGTCAGTCCTGATGCCGTTTACTCAACGGATGAGGAAGAGCCGTACTACGACACCGATTCGCTGGGCAATATTTTCAGGAACGGTGAGTTTTATCGTGCGGCTGAAGTTCCAGAAGACATCACATCCTCTGGTGGCGGTGAGCGCCCTTGGTATGAAAACTTGGGCAACGTTTTGACTGGTGGTGCTAACACATTGACCCGCTTAGGTAGTGACGCCCTGTCTGGCATTACTGGTGCGCTTGGCACAACCGCAGGTGCGGCTGGCGCTGGCGCTTTGGTTGCCACGTTGCTTGGTCAAGACTTTAGCGGTGGTACTGGTGCGCAAAACCAAGGTTTGGATATGTCGCAGGTTGGCCTCATCAACCCACGCACCACAGATTTTGGAATTGGCCCAACTCGCTTTGTGGGCTACGAAGACTACGGCACAAGCGATGGCGACTACACGCCAAACGCAGAGTTGCTGAAGAACCTGAATGCCCCGGGGTACAACCCCGTGAACGAAGGCGACTACGGCTACGAAGAAGTTGCCGCTGAAGAAGAGGCTCCCAAAATGGCCTCTGGTGGCCTGTCTTCGATGGCTACCCCTGTGGCCTCGTACTACACCTTCGGTCAGCCTGCGGACATCTTGGCGAACTTGGGAATGCGTCAGCAACCCCCAATGAACCCTCCTGAGATGATGCCTCAGATTGGTCAACAGCAACCCCCTCAGCAAGCACAACAGCAGGGTCTGCCACAGCAACAGCCTCCTCAAATGGCGCAACAAATGCCACAAGGGATGCCACAGCAAGGCATGATGCCTCAACAGCAGGGCATGGCTCCCCCAATGCGCAAGGGCGGCTTGCCTCACGTTTCCAACGTGCCACTGACTCAGGGCCGCATGGACTTCCGCAAGGGTGCGGCTGTGCATGGCGCTGGCGATGGACAGTCGGACGACATCCCAGCTATGCTGGCGGACGGTGAGTATGTGATTGACGCCGAGACCGTGGCCCAGATTGGTAACGGCTCAACAAAGGCGGGCGCTCAGGCTTTGGACAAGTTCCGCGAGGGCATCCGCGCCCACAAGCGCTCGGCTCCAATCAATAAAATTCCGCCCAAGACCAAGGCGCTGACCTCATACCTCAAAGGAGCGAAATAATGGCTGGCTTATTTCAGGGTGACCCACTACCCGCGATTACCAAGACGACGGAAGCCCAGCAGACGGCTCCAGAGTTTTACACGAATTACCTGCAAGACATTGCCAACTTAGGCCAGAACGCTGTCCAGCAAGGCGGTATCGCTGGCTTCAGTCCTTTGCAACAGCAAGCCTTCCAAATGGCTCCAGACGTCGCGTTTGCTGGCGCTGGGTCTATGGGTGCGGCTTCTCAATTGCTGGGCGAGGCGGGCGCTACAACCGTTCCTGACGTCATTGCTGACTACATGAACCCATACACCAGTGCGGTGGTGGATGAGATGGGTCGCTTGACCAACCGCAACGTCCAAGAAAACATCATGCCGAACCTCGGCGCGGCGGCTGTTGGCTCTGGGCAGTTTGGCTCACGTCGTCAACAGCAGGTCACTGGCAACGCTTTGCGTGACATCCAAGCTGACTTGATGGGCAAGCAAATGCAAGCCCTCCAGCAAGGCTACACGACCGCTGGCACGCAGGCTCAGACAGACTTGTCTCGCGCTTTGAATGCTGGTCAGGCTTTTGAGAATCTGGGCCAAGCCCAACAAGGCATGGGTCTGGCTGGTTTGAAGACCATGTCCGACTACGGCGCTCAACAGCAGGCTCAGGGCCAGAAGTTGCTCGATTACCCAATGGCGCAGACTCAGCAGTTTGCCAAGCTGATGCAGGGCTACCAAATGCCTATGGGTACGACCACGCAGTCAACTGGCTCCGAAGGCTACTCCAACAGCCCGCTGTCGCAGATTGCTGGCTTGGGTTCCTTGGTGGCTTCGCTGTTCCCAAGTTCCAGTTCAACCGACGCGCAGAAGGCGTATTACGACGCAATGGCAGAAGAGTCTCGCTTGCGTGCGGCAAAGGTCGCCAAAGGCGGAGTCATGCGCAAGGCTCAGGGCGGCGGTGTACGTCTTGCTGATGGCGGAATGGCCCCAACTGGCGCAGAATATCACGATGGCAACGGAAATTTTTACGATGCCGATGGCTACTTAGTGGGGTAAAGAATGGCAATTCCAACACAGGGTGGTTTGGGTCAAGCCTCCGCCGCTCAAGCAAAACCTCCCGCTCAAGCTGGAAACAAGTTTGACGCAAGCGCAGTGCAGGCCGAGAACATCGAAGAGATAACCAAATCGAAACCGACTGGCTTGAAAGAGACAATCGTTGACGACCTTGGCGACCAGCGCGAGGCAATGAATGCCGCGCTGTTGCGTATGCGTGAGAGTTTGGATATGCGCAAGAACAGGATGTTTGACCCTGTCTTGATGCAGACCGCCGCAGGCTTCTTAAAACCAACCAAGACGGGTTCGTTTGGCGAATCCTTGGGGTATGCCGCAGAGAACGCTGGAACAGCCGCAGAGCGCGAAATGCTCCACCAGCGAGAGAACCAGAAGCTGGAGATGGAACTCCTTGCCAAGGAGCAAGAGTTGCGTCAGCAGTTGGGTGGCGACCAGTTAATCAGTGCGCTGTTGGGTGGGCCAAAGACGGAAGCACCTGCACCTGCTGGCGGTGCAGTTACTACGCCTACAGGTCAGTTGCGAGTACCCGGTGCAGTTTCGCCTGTCGATGTCGCAAGCGCTCCAAACCCAACCCAAGTTTTGAATGCGGCTCGTCAAGGCCAAATCAAAATCACCGACGAGGTGTTGTTGTTGGCAAACCGAGTTGCGCCAAAAATGCTTCCTGTGCTGAAAGAGATTCGCTCGGTGCAACAGAAGGAAGAAGAAAACGCCATCAACCGAGAGCGATTGGGCCAAGACAAGCGCAAGGTCATCCCTCGTGGATTGCGCACCGAGCGCGAGATGAACGTGGGAGAGTATGCGCAATATCAAGCCGCACTTAACCAATATTTGAATGTTGACGGCGACGAGAACAAGTTGCTTAACTTCTATGACAGCAAGGGATGGCTTGAGTCCGAGCAGGTTAAAGGTCGCAAGATTACTCCCAAGCCAGCAGACGGCACAGCACCAACAGAGGGGGGCGCACCGCCACCTATTCCTCGTGCCAAATCCGCATCAGAGCAAAAGGCTGACGAAGCCGCCGCAGAGACAACCTCAAAGGGTCGCGCTGAAGCCGCTGAAAAGATGGCGTCACGACTTGGCCTGCAAGCTGAGGCGGCGTTTGAGAACAGCAACATTGCAAACGACATGATTGGCTATGCCAAGAACAACCCGCTGGTGTTTGACATTATGAACCGCCCCGGCCTCGCGAACGCGGTGGCCCGTGCTGTGCAAGAGGGCGCGAACGTCGGCAACTTCAACATCAACCTGCCTGCCGCGACCATCAAGCAATACGAACTCAGTGGCAACGACTTGACCGCGTTGCAGATGTTCATGCAGAAGAGCGCACAGTTGCAGTCGCGTGGTCGTCAGTTGAACAGGACACCGGGCGAAGGCTCCACCTCCGACTACGAAACCAAACTGCTGGGCGGCATCTATGCGTTGCCATCCGACAGCCAACGCGCCATTATTCTGAAGTCCGACGCCCTCAAGATGCAGGGTATGTTTGACGAAGAGCGCTTCAAGCTGTGGAACCAGAAGAGCAAGGAGCCGGGGTACACCTACAACGACTTCTTGGTTGACGACGACTTCAAGAAACTCAAGGCTGACTATCGCAAAACGCTTGACCGCGTGCGCGAAGAGAACATGGACTTGCTGTCGCCAAAGAAGAAAGACAAGACGCCAGCGGCTACATCCCCACCTCCAGCAAAGCCTGCCACACCAACGGATGGGGGCGGAAATCCAAAGGCAAACACTCCTGCAACGCCGTTGCCATCAACCGACCCGTCTGTGCCTCCCGGCTACATACGAGACAAAAAAACTGGCGTGATTCGCAAGAAACGCGAAGGGGAGTGATATGGCAAATGACCATGTAAAGATGTTCACCGAGGAGTACAGCCCGATTGCTGTGCAGGTAGGCAAGCAGATTGGTGTGTCTCCTACGGTGTTGTTGGCTCAGTGGGGCATGGAGACTGACTACGGTCGAAAAGTACCGGGTCACTTCAACCTTGGCAACATCAAAGATATGTCTGGCGCAGGCACTTCAGCGGTGGACAACAAGAGCAAGACCAAAGACAACTATGTGAACTTTGAAAGCCCAGAGGCTTTTGGAGATTACTATGCAAACATGATGCGCCGCCTCTACCCCAAGGCGCTCAACACTGGCGACGACATCAGCAAGTACGCTGAAGGCTTGCGCACTGGCGTCAAAGGCTCCTACGCTGAGGACGAGGGGTACGAGAAGGCCATTCGTGGCGCTCACAAACTCACGACCAATTTCTTTGGTGGCGCTGATGATGGCGAGAAGAAAAGTGAAAGCCCGTTTGAAGGCTACGAGTCCGAGTCGAGCAAATTTAAGCGTGAGCAAGAAGAGGCTGAAAAGAACAAGCCTCCTGCGGTCGTGAACCCTGACGACAAGCAGGGGGGAATCAACGCGCCTGAAGTTGGCGCTATTGCTGGTGCGGCGACAAACCTGTTGTTCCCGCCAATGACAAACCCAGAGTTGCCTCCAAAGATTGACACCAGCAAGGCTCAAGAGCGTGCGCTGGAGACTGCGGACAAACTGGAGTTGGCTCGACGTAACTTGGAGGTCGCTGTGCCTCAAGGCGCAGACAATCTTGAGGAAACATTCCGACAAAGTCAGGGCGAACTTGAGCGCCTCAAGAACGAACAGCGTCTGACTCAAGAGCGCTTGAGGGGTCTGCCCAGAACTCCGCCAGTGGTTGAGCCGCCTGCACCATCGTCGCCGTTCCCGCAAGTGATTCGCACTGGCCCAGCAAGTGGTGCGCCAGTCGAAGGTGACTCAGGTGTAAGGAACTGGACAATCAAGTCCGCAGGCCAAAAGCATCAAATGCCAGAGGCCATTTTGGACATCGTTACCGACCAGACCAAAGACAGCCCAACAGGCGGTAAGCGCCTAATTGAAGAAGACTTGAAAAATCTGGAAAAAATCAAGAAACTTGGTGCTGGTGACTATGGCCTCGTGACGACCGAAGGCGGCGTGCAACTTCAATTACCACCCACCACTGTGGCGGAGCGTCAAGCTGATATAGACCGACAGAACCAAGCAAGTCAAGCCGAGTTGGCTCAGAAAACCGAACAGGCTCGACTTCAGCAAGAAGCCCAAGCGCGGGCTTTCCAGCAACAACAAGCCACCTATGAGGCTGAATTGGAACGTCTGCGTCAAGAGCGTGCGGCGGCTGGTCAACAGCACAACGTGGTCACGGGCCAGAAACGCACGGCGGCTCCTCTACAGCGTGCGCTGACCAAAGCTGAGACCGACGCCGAAATTGCTCGTCGCAGACTGGCTCGTGCGCAAGAACAACCAAACGCACTGGTGCGTCCTTTGGATGCCGCTGGCGTGAAGACTGCAAAGATGGGCGCGTTGCCGCGAACTGTTGTTGGTGGTGGCGCTGGCTACCTTGGCGTGATGAGTTACCAAGAAGCCTTGGCTCGATTCAAGGCTGGCGATACCAGCGAGGGCGTTTTAAAGGCTTTGGAGGCGGGTTCTGCGGCGGCGGCTCTGTTACCCCCAGCGGGCAAGACAATGACCCGTACAAGGGGCGCTGGCGTCCTTGGTGGGCTGGGTCTGGGAACCTACGAACTTGGCAAGCGATTGCTGAAAGAAAGACCGCCAGAAGAGTAAATTTCTAGGAGCAGTTGCCACTCTCCTTTTAGCCCCCCTTTAATCGGGGGGGCTTTTTTTATGCGCTTCCAGCGGTAAACATCAAGAGCATCTGGGTTTGCGCCATTTGCTCTTCTGCTTGGTGAACGCCGTCATCAAACCCTTGTTGGTAGGCTTCAAGGCAAGCGTGAGCCAGCATTGCTTCTGGGTCGCGCCTGCCCTCGTCGTATTGTTTTGCCAAGTGTGTGATGAGGCTGATGTCCATGACTATGCAGGTCGTTGGTTTTCCAGAGCGTTACCCACTGCGGTGTTCATGTCTTTGACAATTGCAACGCAACGGGCGTGTTCCTTCCGAGCATACTCCACCGCAACATATTGCTCAATGTTGTGGGCAAACTGCATGATGTCTACCTCGTCCGCAATTAGGGGGTCTTTGCGGGGTCGGTCGCTTTGGAAGAAGATTTGCTTGACTGTTTCTTCGCTTAACATTTTTTCTCCTTACTTGTGAGAGTTTTTCAATTGCCAAAACTGGAGCAGGTTCACAAACATTTCCCAGCCACGGTCAAGGTCTTCAAGGCTCCACTCACGCACCACAACAAGGTCAGGGACGCTACGAGATACAAAGACGTTGGCACAGCGGGCCTTGGGGATGCCTAGACCAACTCGATAAGCTGAGAGTTGCATGAGGTGTTCGTCGTATCCATCGACCTTTGCGGGGTCAGAGAACTCTTTGGTCTTGATGTCAACAACTGCGTTGAGGGAGCCAGCGCAAAATAAATCGCACTTACCGCCAAAACCGAGTTCATGTGCGAACGAGCGTTCTGAAATCCAGACTGGACTTCCGAAATGTTCTTTGATTGCCTTGGCGCAGGCGTCAACACTCTCATGGTGCTTGCCTGTCGGATTGTTTTCATAAAAGCCTTGAATAGATGCATGGATGTCAGTTCCCGCGTCCGCCGCCGAACGACCCTGTTCTTTGGAATCGTTGATGATTCGGTCTATGTATTCCTTTTCAGGTTCGTCGGGGCGGCGGGGAAGGGTAAGCGCGGCGAGTAGTACCTGTTGCTGAAGCCAATTGGTCAGTGCAGGTTTTGCCGCGACACTCAGAATTGTAGTGACACTCGGAACCAAGTTCATGGTTCGAGCATCTCTGAGCGTGGTGTTGCGTGGTGAGCCATCCTTCTTAGATGGCACTGTGTACTGTGGCACGCCGTCGCGGGTGTACCAGTGATTTGATTCGCTTGCGCGTGGTGCTGTTGCCGTGATAGTCATCTTTTTTCCTTATTTGAACCAGAGATAAAAGCCATGCAAGATGCCGATGGGGAACATGATTGCGCCAGCAACCAAAAAACCCCACAAGCCTTGTGCAAAGCAAGTGAAGACGTGAGTGAGCCAAGCAAAAAAGCAGGCGAGTCCTATGATGTAGCCCATATTTTCCTTATTGAAATTCTTGGGCGTCTGCCCAGTTGTACCAGCGCGTAACAAATTTCTTGAGGTCATCAAAAGACTTGCCCCGCACCCTGAAGCGTCCATCTGAACAGAGTTGCTCAAACTTCTCGACCACCGTCTCGCCATCCGTGTTGCCTTGGATAATGACAACGGTGAACTGGGGTTGCCTTGCCAGATTGCGCAGTAGCAACCCCTGTCCTTGGCTGATGCTTTCACCCTCCCGCTTCCATTCACCAACAAAGAATTTGCACTTGCGTTCAAAAACCATGTCGATGTCGCAGGGCGTCGCCTTTGGGTTGGTCTCAATCAGTCCTTTGAACTGAAAGAAATCAATGTGCGCCGCGTTTTGGTTACGCATGAGCCTCATGGTCAGAAGGGGATGTCGTCGTCCATGTCGTCAAAGCCACTGGAAGCCGCTTTAGCGGGCGCTGGAGCGCTTGAACCTCCTCGGCTTTGCCACTCTGGCGACTTCTGGATTTTCTCCTTCAGGCCGTTGCTGAAGCTGTCAAACAGCGTCATGTCAGGCTCGTCGATGGAGAACAACTTCAGGTCGTTGTGGCCCTCTGGCATTCCTGCCTTCTTGATTGCGGGTGGCACAGACATGATGGCGGCAATGTTGGTGTATTCCTTGCCGTTGTTGCCCATCGCCTTAATGACCGAAATCATCGCCCACGCGCCCAGCACGTTCTTGAGTTCAAAGCCGCGCAACTCTTCAGCGGTGAACTCGCGTCCACGCCATGTTTGCAGGTCTTTACGCAGGGTTGCCATCTCCGCCAGCGAGAGCGTGAAGTTCTTGCTGATGGACATTGGTTCGCCCTTGCCTGTGACGATGGGCTTGCCCGCGTCGTCTTCGCCATGAACCTCAAATTGCAACATGACCTTGGGCAGTTTTTTCACTGTTCCAAGGTAGGTTGATTCTTGGGTTCCCAAGTCAATTACTCGGTAGCACCGTGCAAGGTGCATTCCTTGGGGGACAGGGGTAAATTCACCACCGCCGCCGCCGCTTTCTTTCGCTATTAAAGCCATCATTCGCTCCTAGTTTCTTCAGTCAAAATTGAACTCTTGGGCATCCCGCATTCAGCGCAGATGAGTACCCAATCGTCCTCGGTAGCAACGCCTGCGATGCCCCTTCTCAGAGCCTCCTCAAGCATTTGCATTCTTTCCAGCATAAGCTGGTGCATTTCACTTTCATTGTGCATGGTTCGCTTTCAAGTTAAACTGGGCGTAGTGTATCATGTTTAATCTGGTGTTGCACAACAATTTTTTTTAGTGTAACATCCGCTTAACCAAGAAAGGAACCCGATGACTTTAACCGAATATTTTTCCGACAAACCGAGGGGGACGATGATTGCTATGGCCCGCACTCTGGGCATCAGCAAAACGTGGTTTTCATTGATTGTTACGGGGCGACGACTGCCTAGTCCCGAACTGGCTCGTGACATCGAGTTGCACACAGGCAGGAAAGTGAAGAGGGCTGAACTTCGGCCCGACATCTTTGGAAAGACAGCGAAATGATATGGTACAAATTTCACATTGGTGACTACCTCACCCACACAGTGCATCTCAGCGATGCAGAGGACTTGGCGTACCGACGCCTGCTTGACCTTTACTACATGAGCGAGAAGATGATTCCGCTTGACACCGAGGCTGTGGCCCGCAAGATTCGTCTTGATTTGGACATAACCGAATCGGTTTTGGATGAGTTTTTTGAACGTACCGAAACAGGGTATTTCAACAATCGTTGCCATGTCGAAGTTACCAAGTATCAACATCAAGTCGAAAATAATCGACAACTCGGAAAGCGAGGCGGCAGGCCGTCAAAAACCGAATCGAAAACCGAATCGAAAGCGAACGATAACCCTAAGAAGATACAGATACAGAAGAAGAATATAAATACATCGTCGAAATTCGACGAGTTCTGGCAATGTTGGCCTGCGTCCAAACGCAAGGTTGCAAAGTCAGAGTGCCAGAAGAAGTGGGCAAAGCATGGATTGGACTCTGTGGCTGACGTCATCATCGCTCAGGTCAACATTCTGAAGACGTCTGAGCAGTGGACTGGTGGCTACGAGCCAGCACCGCTGACGTACATCAACCAACGTCGTTGGGAAGACGATGCAGGCACGCCAGCCGTGGGTCGGAGGGTGATATGAAAAAAAGCCACATAACAGGGAAAGCCCACGACTTCTACAGCCGTGGCAAGGCGATGTTTGACCGAATACAACCCATTACTCAAGCCGTTCCTCAGATTCCTCAAAAGCATTCCTCAAACAGGAAATGGGTGGGGTTGACAGAGGCGGAGCGCGAGGCTATTGCGCTTGAATGTGGTGCTATGTCTGCTGATTGGTTGGTGTTCATGGAGGCTGTGGAGCGGGCTTTGAAGGGGAAAAACACATGACCCCTGTCGAGAAAATGCTTGGGATGTTGACCAAGGTCAAAGGTCGCAATGGGTCTTGGACTGCCTGCTGTCCTGCGCACAACGACAAGGGGCCATCCCTTGCCATTCGCGAGACAGAAGATGGTCGAGTGTTGCTCCACTGCTTTGCAGGCTGTGAGACGTTGAGCGTGGTGCAGGCTTTGGGTATGGACATGACCGACCTGTTCCCACCAGACGACAAGCGCCGCGAGTACCCAGTTGAAGGCAAGAGGAGCCTGAAGCCTGCGTTCTATGCCAGCGACCTGATGCGAATCATTTCGTTCGAGGCATTGGTGGTCTCTATCTGCGCCTACGACATGAGTCAAGGCAAGAAGTTGAGCGAAGGCGACAGAGAGCGAATGAAATTATCACAACAGCGAATTGAAGAGGCAATGAAATATGCAAACGTCTGACGTGCAAAAAAGAGCGCAAGAACTCGACGAGGCCCGTCGTATTCGCATCGTGCGGCCTGACGAGGTTGACTTTGAGAAGTACCTCAAGGCCAACGACGTGGCCCAGAAGGTCAAAGGCGCGGGTGAGTTCTTGGATGAAATCGAGGCAGAGATTGCCAGCCCAGTGGTCGATGTGTCACAAACCATGCCTTGGACGAAGACCCATGCAGGGTTCCAGTTCCGCGCAGGTGAGGTGACCCTGTACGCGGGTGGCAACGGTGGCGGCAAGTCTATGGTGACAGGCCAGATTGCAATGGGCCTCATAAAACAAAAACAGCGCGTGATGATTGCTTCGTTTGAGATGAAGCCCAAGCGCACGCTGTTTCGTATGCTTCGCCAGTTTGCTGGTGAAAACATTGACTTTCCGCGATACACGGACAAGGCCCGTTACTTGACAAACCTCATCACACGCATGAGAACTTTTGCCCACGCAAACCTGTGGCTGTACGACCAGCAAGGCACGGTGACTGCACAGCAGGTCATTGCGGTGTCACGCTACAGTGCAGTCGAGTTGGGTGTGCAACACATCTTCATTGACTCGCTGATGAAGTGCGTGTCTGGCGAGGACGACTACAACGCGCAGAAGTCTTTTGTTGATGAGTTGACGTCGCTGGCCCGTGACCACAACGTCCACATTCACCTGATTCACCACATCCGCAAATTGCAGAGCGAGGAAATCAAGCCAAACAAAAACGACATCAAGGGTTCAGGTTCTATCAGCGACCAAGTGGACAACGTCCTCATGGTGTGGCGCAACAAGAAAAAAGAACACGATGCACAGAACGGCTCTGTTGACCCAATGATTCCTGACGCCTACCTCATGTGCGAGAAGCAACGCAACGGTGAGGCGGAGGACTGGTATTCGCTTTGGTATCTCAAAGACAGCCAGCAGTTTGTCGAGCATCACGACTCCATCCCGATGTCGTTTGACGATGGAGGACGATTTTGAATGAGGCGCAAGAAGGTCAAGGAGCGGACGAACATCGTCACCGTTGTCTCGTTCGGGAAGTCATCAAGATGCGCATCAAAAATCGCGATAGCGCATACCGTTGGTTCAATGGTTACGTTGATGACTTTGGGAAGCGTCACAAGGGATGGAACGAACTTCACCCCAAGTCACGCCTTGAGGCTGATGTTAGAGAGCAATGGGCAAAAGGTAACCGAGGTAACACAGGAGAATGGAAATGAACTTTGAAAAAAACATACTGTCGCAAGCGCAGACATTTTTTACGCAAGACCAATTCAACCAAGCGTTGAGTGAGGCGAAGGCGGAAATCATGGCTGTAGCGATACAGACTACCAAGCAGGCAATCTTTATGGAACGTCAAGCCTGCGCCAAGATGGCTTTCGCTTATGAGGCAAAGCTGGCTGGCAAAGAGGACGACGAAAACTTCAACTCGCCTCTTGCCAATGACATCCTCAACCGCATACCTACACAACGCCAATGATTGAACTCACACTACCTTGGCCTCCAACGGTCAACACCTACTGGCGCAACTTCAACGGTCGCACCATCATCAGTGCAAAGGGGCGCGAGTACCGCAAGGCTGTCGCTGACCAAGTGCTGATTCAACGTGCCGCCAAGCACATCGACTACGCGGTGAAGGTGGAGATTCAAGCCTTCCGCCCTGACCGCCGTCGCCGTGATTTGGACAACCTTTTGAAAGCATTGCTTGACTCCATGACCTACGCGGGCGTCATGCAGGACGATGCCTTAATTGAAGACCTGCGGGTGTACTGGGCAGACGAAGTTGGTGGCATGGTCAAGGTGACCATAGAGGGGATTGAATGAACTGGATTATTTCGCTGGTGGTGGTGTACTTCCTGTTCACTGGGGAGCCGCCATTGATTGACGTACTGCACGACCACGTCATGCATTACCTTGCAGAAAAAGAGAGGGGCCGTAAATGAAAACTGAACCAGACTTGATTGACATCTACGCAATGTTTGCGCTGATGGGCCTCATGCAAAAGCCCGTCAAGGGCAAGTCAAAGATAGATATTGCCTACGAGGCTTTCGAGCAGGCGCAGGCAATGGTCGAGGTACGCGAAGACTTCGTGAACAAAAGGGGTGATTGATGGATGCATTTTTAAACGTGATGACTTGGTTTTTTTTATTGTCTGGCGTTTTGTCTTGGGTGGTTGTTATTTGTCTAACGTGGTACTACTGGCTGTGCCAGTCTAAAGGGAGGAAATAAATGTTTGATTCATTCGGAGATTTTTTTTGGACGTTCATGGCTATGTCTGGATTCATGTTCTGGATATGCGTTGTGATTTTTGTTGGAATGGTAATCAAGCGCAACCGCGCAAAAAGGAGAATGTTTTATGAGTGAAGAAAGAGACCCGCACAAGGCTGTTGACTACATCTTGAAGCACGCGGCGCTCTTTGCCAAAGCAAAGGCGGAGCGCACCTACATCGAGCAGTATCGCAAGTCGCTGAAGGGCATCTTGATGAAGCGAAGCATGGAGACCGCCATCGGGGCGCAAGAGCGTGAGGCATACGCGCACCCAGAGATGGTGGAGTTGTTGAAGGGACTGCAAGCCGCAGTCGAGATAGAAGAAAAACTGAAGTGGGACATCACCGCCGCCGAGTTGAGGGTGGAGATATGGCGCACTGAGCAGGCAAATAACAGAGCAGAAGGAAGGGCAACAGTATGAAAAACATTTTGATTTTGGTTTGTGCAATTGGCGCATTGGCTGGGTGTTCATCAAACAAGGACGTGCCGCACGTCACGGTGCAGAACCTCATCATGGACAGGAACATCCAACCCCTGAGCCGTGGTGAGCAGATTGACGCCATTAAAGACTGCCAAGAGGCGGGCTTGAGACCTCGCGTGATATACGGCAAGCGCTTGGTGAATGGCTACAGCACAGAGACGGTCATCGACGTGCTTTGCTCGAACCGATATGCGTTTTAATATCTTCCAATGGGGAGTCCTCCACGGTCTAAGCTGGGTTCTGGTTTTGACCGATGGGTGGATAACCCACACGCACTATCTGGCGGCTTTTGGGTTCGCCTTAATGATTTATTCAATGTGGAGGATGACGATGAAAACACCAGAGGACGAAGAGTTCGAGCGCATAGAGCGTGAGCAGGAGCAGAGAAACGCTGAAGGCTGGCGCAAGCGTCAGATTGTATCGTTGCGAACTAACGTCGAGTCCTTTGATGAGTGGGAACACAGCCACCAACCTTCACAGTATTTCGTTGAGCGTCGGGCCTACATGGCTGGGTTCGAGGCAGGCTCACGCAATGAGCGACTCAAGAAGGAAATGAATGACTGACAAGCCGAAGACCTGTCAGGTGTGCCGCCTGCGTCCAGCAGAGGTTAAAGGCAAGAACAGCAGGGGCGCACCGCAGTGGCGATGCCAGACCTGCCATGACTTGAAGAACCGTGGCGGCTTTACCAAAGGAAAGCAATGAAAACAAAGCAAGAAATTCAAGACGAAATCATTGAGTTGTACGCCGCCCAGAAAGCATTTGGCGAGGTCATGGATTTTGCCCACAACCAACAGATGGACGCAATGAAAAAAATGATGGCGTTGAACCAAATGCTCAAGGACATGGAAGAGGACAGCGAATGACCACGCTCAAAGAGAAAAAGCACATGAACGCGGTGGCTGAGTTGGGCTGTGCTGTGTGCCGACGTATGGGGTACGAGGGGACGCCCGCAGAACTCCA